CGGGCGTGCGGCCGGGCGGGTAGCCGGCGGCCGTGAGCCGAGGCCACCCCAGGCCGAGCTGCTGCGCGGCCCAGTACACGAGGCCGGAGCAATCCAGCCCGGGAGGGATAGAGCTGCCGCCCCACACGTATGGGACGCCCATCTGGACGGCCTTCATTGCGGCTCCGACGAGGCCCGCGCCGCCGGCCGCACCTGACTCTTCGACCTTGCCGGTGAAGAAGTTCTTGATCGCGTCGAACCACATCGCGGGAGCTGCGTAGATGACCTGCTCCCAGAAGTCACCGTTGTTCGGCGTGAGTAGTTTCTTCGCCGGTTCGATGATGAGGTTAACGACTGCGCCCGCCGGGTCAGACACGATGTCTGCGACGGCTTCGGTGGTTTCCTTGACCCAGTCTGTCGCGCTCTTGAACGAGCGTCCGACGGCGTTCCACACGCCGCCGTCTGCGAACGCGACCTCGCCTCGACGCCGACCTGTCTCGCCCACTGTCGCGAGGCCGGAGCCTCGCGATGCGTTGACCCTGTCGAGCCACGGCTTACCGCCGAGCGCCCGCAGCGCGTCCGGGCGGATGATGCCCTCGCCGCCAGACAGGCGCAGGGCGCCGCCGCCGTCCGGACTATAGAAGTGATAGATGTCCTTGCCTGGCGAATAGCCAGGCGTCATTGTGCTAAAAATGCCACCCGTCGCATACCCCGGGATAGGGTTGACTGTCGGCAGGCGCGTCGAGAGCCCGACCTTTTCCGCAATCGTATCGAATGCAGATTTAATTCCGTCCCTGTATACGGTGTTAATAACGAAATTAATAGGTTTGGCTGCTGCTCCCTTTACTGCGTCAAATACCGTTTCGACTGACGTTTTGAATGTTTCAAAGGCCGTCTTAACTGAATCAATCGCGTTCTTCAACGCTGGGAACACAGTGTCCGTAATTGTTGATGAAGCAGATGAAACTGCTCCTGAAATATTGTCCCAAACTGGCTTGATGACATTGTCGTAAAGCCACGAGAATACTGGGCCAAGCGTGCCGGAAATGTAGGACCAAATTGCAGTGAATATCGGCGAAAGAAGATTCCACGCTCCCTGTATGGTCGCACAAATTCCATTCCATACCACTGTGATTGTGGTCCACAGGCCCTCGAAAGCCAGGCCGATAGTGCCCGAAATGACCGTCACGAGCAGGTCGAAAAGCGGGTACAAGACGTTGTCCCAGACAGCGAGGATGAACGTCGATACGTTCGTCCAGACCGGCTCGACAACGTCCTGCCAGAAGGACCACAATGCTGGCATGAGCGTGTCGCGGAAGAAGGCCGCGAGCGCCTGCATGGCCGGGTAGATCACGGCCCAAGCTGACTGGACTGCCGACGCGAAGCCCTCCCACAGCGGCCTCACGACCTGCTCCCAGAGGGTCTGTAGAACAGGCCAGATGACCCGGGAGATGATTGTCCACAAGGCCATGAGGGTAGGCCGGATGATTGCCGTCCAGGCGAGGGCGAGGCCCGAGCCGATCCCCTCAAACAGGGGCTGCAGTACGGTCGCCCAGAAGTTTTGGAGGCCCGGCCACAGCGTGCCGCTGATCCAGCTCCACGCTGCCTCAAGGGACGGCTTGATCTTGTCCGTCCACGCCGTGTAGGCGATCTCCCCAACCGCGAGGAGCGCTTCCCTCAGCGTGAAGAAAAAGTCAACGAGCGCCGAGTCCTCCTCAAGGCCAAATAGGTTGCCGTCGTAGTCGCCGGTGGTGAGGATGCCCCACGCCGACTCGATAGACGGCACGAGGGTGTTTTCCGTGTAGTCGACGAAAGCGTCAATCACGGGCGTGACGTTGCTTGTCCAGAAATCAGCGATACCCGCACCCATCGAGTTAATGGCGTTCGCCACGTCCTCATTCGTGTTGTACAGGTAGATCAGCCCGGCGACGAGCGCACCAATAGCCACGACCACAAGACCGATCGGGTTCGCGGCCATAGCAGCGTTGAGCCCATCCTGGACCAAGGTTGTGTTCTTGATCCACTCGATGACCGTCGTCAAGACCGAGAAACCCCAGTACGCGGCGACGGCGACCCCGACGCCTTCACCCAGGGCAACCAGCAGATCCTTGTGCTCCTTAATCCAGCCGAAGGAGTTCGAGAACATGTCGGAGAGCCAGCCCATAAGGTCCGTGATCGTGGGCTTCATGTAGTCGACGAGATCCTTCACGCCGCCCATGATCGTGGCCTGCAGGTTGCCTGCGGCGTTCTCAATACGGCTTGTGTCGCGAGCCGCGTTCGCCGCGACCTCATCGAAGCCGAGGCTCAACAGAGCTTCGTTGAATTCCTGCGCCGAGATCTGGCCCTGGGCCATTGCGTCGCGGAAATTGCCGGTGTAGGCACCAGCGTCGAGCAGCGCCTTCTGAATCTTGCCACTGGCACCAGGAATCGCGTTCGCGATCTGGTTCCAATCTTGCGTGGCAAGTTTCCCGGCGCCGTTGACCTGCACGAGTGCCAGGCCAACCTGCTTGTACGTCTCCGCACTTCCGCCAGCGACGGCATTGAGGTTGCCCGCCGCCTCGGCGAGCTTGTCGAAGCCCTCGACGTTGTTCGCAGCGAGCTGCGACGTGATCCCCTGAATGTCCGAGAGATCGTAGACGGTCTCGTCCGCATAGCGCTGCGCTGCGGCGCCCAGCTCCTCGATCCTGTCAGGATCGATGCCAGCAAACTTGAGGGTGTCTGCGAATTTCTGGGTCGCGTCCGAGGCAGCGATAGCCTCGGAGACGAAGCCTCCGATGCCCACAGCTGCTGCCATTGCCGCCAGAGGCGCGATCGCGCTCTGCGCGAAGCCCGCCATAGAGGAGAAGCCCGAGCCAGCCTCGCGCGTGCCCCGCGCTGCCTTCTCCGCCGCCTGCGCAGCCTCGTCAAGGTCGCGCGTCGCCGACTCGATAGGGCCGCGACTGCGGCCAGCCTCGGCGCCCATCGTCGTAAAGCTGCGGCCCGCGCCCCCTGCAGCTTTCTGCATGCCGCCCGTCGAGGCCTGCATGCTCCTCGTCATCTTGTCGACGCTGTTTTTCGCCTCAGTGGCGGCAGCATCGATAGGCTGACTGATTGACTTCGCGACCTGGGCGCCGCTAGAACCGACGCCAGAGCGCAGACCGTTCGCAAAGTCCTTACCGGCGTTCTGCCCGATATTGGGCAGCTGGGCCTTTGCGTCGGCCTCGACGGTCTTGAAGAAACCCTTCATGGAGGGCACGACGTCAACGTAGAGCGTGCCGGCCTTGTAGACGCCTGCCATGCTGGGTTCCTCTCTGCAGTTATTCTTCGGTGTCCTCCCAGTGGGGGAGTAGCGCCTTCATCGCTTCGTCGCGGAAGTTGTGAAGGTGGTCTGTGCGAGCGTCCTCGAGTGCGAGCTCGACCGCCGAGACGGGACGCGGGTACGGCTCTTTGCCGCCGAAGGCAGCGGACACCAGGTCAAAGATGTCCTGCAGGAGACGAACGACTGGTGTCTGCTCCCGCATGCGCGCCTCGGTGTCGTCTGCGGTCGCTTCGGTCTCCGCGACGCTGCGCGCGATCTCCTCGAACCTGTCCGGGTCGTTGAGAATTGCGACTGTCGTCCTGCTCGTCGACGCGAGGCCGTCGATGAGTGTGAGAAGGAAGCGCCAGCGGCGGGCGCGGAACAGGGCCTGCACATCCCAGCCCTGCTCCGCGAGATCGGAGACGATCTGCCTCTCGTACCGACTTAGTCGGTCGTAGAGGCGTTGCCTTCCCCCGCGTCGCCCAGCATGCCCTGATAGTGCTCGGAAGCCTGACGGATGAGGATGCCGAGCTGCCTCATGTTGAGCTTGCTGAGGAGCAGGTCCGCGTCCGCAGCGGTGAGCCAGGTGCGGATCATCTGCGTCGGAGCCTTCGAGGACTCCATCGCGGCCATGAACTTCTCAGCGGCCTCGGGCGTGAGGCTCAGCGGATCCGGGAAGGCAATAACCTGGTTCCCGATCCCGAAAGTGAACGGGGCCGGGGCCGCAGCCTTCTCCAGCTTCGCGAGGGCATTGAACGTGAACGTGGGTTGTGCCTGGTCAGACATGCTTGATCTCCTTATTTGTCTTTCTGTCGGTTACTTGTTGAAGGTGGGAGGCGCGGGCAGCGTCGGCTTCTCGCCGCCGCCCTTCGAGTCGTCGACGGCCTCCCAGCCCTGCGAGACGAGCTGGTTCTGCTCGACCGCAGCGTCCGTCTCGCGCTGCAACTTGAGCTCGTCGCCGGTGTCGGTCTTGACAGTCTTGATGAACTTCATCGATGGTCCTATCCGTGAGGCGATCTCCATTACGTGAGGTAGCGACGGGCGGGCCGTGGGGAGATCAACCACGGCCCGCCCGAGATCAAGAGCAGGTCAGTTGGCCTGCTCGAAGCCGATCGCGTCGCGGTGACGGATCGCGCCGCTGCCGCCGATGTAGTGACGGCATGAGGTACCCGCCGTCTCGTCCATGAAGGCCGCGAACTCGAGGTCGAACTGGATCGCGTCGGACGCGGCCCACTTCTCGTCCGGCAGGGACGAGAGCTTCACGCGCGGGTAGCAGCGTCCGATGATCCATTCGTCGGCGGCGGGGCCGTCAGCCATGACCAGCATCAGCCTGTATTCGGCGAGTGCCGGCGTTGCGGCCTCGTCGAACACGATCTCGCCCGTGGTCTTATCTGCCTTGGTCTGCGACAGATCGATGCCGTAGACCAACTGTTGGATTGTTTTGCGGATGGGTTCAAGGACCGTGAGCTTCACGGTCTTCGGCGCCTTGGTGAGGTCGGTGCGGACGGCCTCGGCATAGCCGAGCGCCTCCACGTCCTCAGTGTTCGCGTCGGCAGAGTTGGTGATGCCGTCCGTCGAGATCAGACCCATCGGCATGAAATCCGCCGGGATCTCCTTGAGGGCACCGCCCGCGTCGGTGATCGCCTCGGGCACGGCCGTCGTCATCGGTGCCAGGAACGCGAGCGCGTTCAGGCCCTTACGGACGTTGGTCGTGCGGTTATGCCGCTTCTTGAGGGCTTCGATGGTGGTCATGCAAGACCCCTTTCTAATCAGTTGGTGTCGTCTGAGATGGGCCTGTGCGTGACCGTGGCCGTCATATGGACGACCTCGACAGCCTCGAAGTACGGCTGCACGCCCAGGAGAGAGTCAACCTCCGCTGCGTCTACCCAGCCGGACGCGCCGACGACAGGACGGACGGCGAGCGCCACCTCGACCTTGTCCGCGAGCGCGGCGGCTCCGACTTCGACGGGGGAGGTTGGTGTCTTTGCGTAGATGGAGATCGAGATCGTGTCGTCTCGGTCGTAATCCCCGGTCTGGGTTTGCACGAGCGAGACGTGTGCGAGGGGGAGTGGCCCGTCGGTGAAGCCGGGCTGCAGTACTCGGGCGGTTGGGATGCCGGTCGCCGCGGTGATTGCGTCCCGGATGACCTGTACCGCGTCGGTGTAGGTCACTTGAACCGCCTCCGTTTAGATCTGGCTCCGAGGAGCGCTCGGAGGGTGTGTGCTCCGGGGACCGGCTTTCCGGTTCTGGAGCGGTGGCCGAACTCGACGGCGAGCGCGTGCGGTGCGTCGTTGTAGACGCGGCCAACGTCTCGGACCGGGCCTCCCGGCCTGAGTGGCGCTTTTGTCGTTTCGGCCTTGTATGAGTCGGCGAGGTTATCGGTGAGGCCTCGCGGGGCGGCAGCGGCGGCAGCGGCCCTGAGCTGTTCTGCTTCCTGGCGTAGGCCGGGTGCGAGTGCGCCGCTTTGTAGGAAGCCCTTGATTCCGGCTGAGTCCCTGCGGAAGTTATTCCCCACTTACTCACCTCCGGTTGATGGTGACTGCGACACCTTTCGGCCAAGGCGACGGCGGGCACTCGACTTGCCAGTGCCCGCCGAGCGGGTGCCCCGCCGGGATTGTCACTCGGTCTCCGACCTCGAAGAGAGCGCCTGGCGGCGCGTAGATCGTCGCCTGCTCGTCGGGCTGTTCAGATGTCTGCGATGTCAGCAGCCCCGGTACCGTGAAGGCTCCCGGGGCGACGAGACAGCCGCTGATCAGGCGCTGGCCGCTTCCTTTGACGAGGTAGCCGTCGGCATCCCGCCGGACCTTCCCCTCAACCTGGACCGGCGTTCGCCATTCCTCCAGCGGTTCGCGGCTCATCCAGTCATCACCCACACATGCCCGGCGCGACGCGGCCTGAACGAGTCCGCGAGCGCCTGGTCGTCAGGGGATAGGAGGGCTTGACCTCCGATTGCCCAGGAGGCGTACTGCCGTGTCTGGGTGAACGGCCCGGTTGTGTCCGTGGCCTGTGTGGCTCCGTGCGCTGCGGCGGCGTCGATCGACATGATGCGACGCGCGCTGTCGGCGAGTTGGAGTCGGACGGCGGCGGGGACTTCGGCGAGCCCGGCGGAGTAGGTGACGACGAGGAAGTCGGACGCTGGCATATCGACCTGGAGGAAGCCGTGCCGAAGTTGCCAGGCGACCGGCGTCCCATCGTCTGTGGTCACCGAGTGGACGGCGAGGAGCGGTGTCCGAGTCGGGAAGATGCGACCGCCGCCGTCGACCTTGAGTCGGTGCGTGTACTGCTCGACGGTGAAGGTCTGGCGGGCTCGGTCTCGGAAAGCTGCTGAGAGCTTGTCGAGGACGAACTCCGCGCGGCGCTTCTCCGTCTCGTCGAGGTCGCGGCCTAGGGCTGCTTCCAGGTCCGAGACGGACGCGAGCGGTAGAGCGGCGTTCATCTCTCCTCCTACTTCTTGGACTTGGCCGGAGCGGACTCCGGTTCCTCGACGTCCTCGACAGGCTCGACGTCCTCGACAGGCTCGACGATGCCGGCGGTAATCATCGCGGTCGCGACCTGCTCCTCGACCTCGATCTCAAGACCGTTGGTTCCACGGACGAGCATCAGACCCCCTTAAAGACCTGAACGGCGGTCGGGCGCAGCACCTTGCCGCCGTACACGTGGAGGCCACGGACGCGGTCGGCGAACGTGTTCTCTGCGCGCATGCTCTCGATCTCGGAGATCTGAGAGACGTAGGCAACCGAGGGCTTGTGCAGGCCGATTGCCATAGGCTTGGTATTGTCCATCCACGGGGACACGACGACGTCGAAGCCGAGGAGACGACCGATGATCGCTTCGCGCAGGCCGTCGGTCGTGTTGGCCTTATCGAAGGCCGTGAGCTTCGAGCCGTCGGAGAGCAGCAGGTTCTCGAACTTCGCGTTCACGAGCAGGACACGCCCATTCTGCGGAACCTTCGCGTCGCTGAGCTTGCCGCGCAGCGCCAGCGCGACGTTGTAGGCGGACACCCAGTCGGTCGGGTTGGCGATGCCCGTCGTTGCCGTGCCCTCCGTGGAGAGCAGGCCGGTGAGGAAGGCTTCCGCGTCCTCGACGAGGCCGATGCCGGCGGACTCTGTGTACTTTTCGAAGGACTTGTTCGACTGTGCGCGGTCGATGTCGTCGACGAGGAAGTCGAAGGACTTCTCCTGGTCGATGACCAGCTCGATACCCGTGTTTGCGACCGTGTCGGGCGCGGTCGTGCGCGGCTGCTTACCGCCGCCGGAAGCGTTGGGGAGTACGCCGGTCTTGTAGTCCTTGATCTTGACATCAATGACCCCGGCGATGTGGATCTTCGAGCCGGAGGTCAACGCGCCCTCGTATTCGCGGTTCGTCAGACCAGTCAGGACAGCCTGGTTGTGGAAGTTCTCCAGGATCGAAGCCGACCAGATTTCGGGGATAAAGTTCGTGTTAGCCATTGCTGTGGCTCCTTTCGCGGGCTCGCCGTCAGGCGAGACCCATCATGCGGTTGAGTTGGCCCGAACGACGGGCCTCGTTTATCTGCTCGGCACTCATGGTCTTGAGGTCCTCGCGTGTGAGCTGCTTGCTCGACCTGATCTCTTCACCTCGGTGACCCGCGTCAGACGCCGGGGCGCCCTTCGGGATCTGCGCTCCTCGCCACGCCAGCAGACGGTCCGCAGACGCTTCCAGCTCCTCCAACGTTGAGCCGGACAGCAGGTCCACGTCCACGCCCTTCGCTGCGGCGACCTGTGCTCTCGTCGTCTGGACTTCGAGGGCCTTCACGCGGGCCTCGGCCTGCGCAGCCTTATCGAGCGCCTTCTGCAGCTCCGTCTTGCCCTGCTCCTCATGCTCGTCGAACAGCCGAGCCTTCTCGGCGTTCTCCTTGGCGCGCGCCTCGTTTCGGCGCGATAATTCCTTCCACTTCTTCGCTTCGGCTTCCCAGTCCTTGGCCTGCTCCGTTTCGGCAGCAGCCCCCGAGACCTGAGCCTCATCCGCTTCCCCGCCCGCAGGCGCGTCAGCGGCATCCACGAATCGCAGATGCGGTCGGTCAGTCAGGTGAATCTTCATGGTCGATCAGTCCTCCCCGTTTCGGGTAGCCTCCCCCGCGAGCGCCGTTGCGGCGATGACAGGGGCTTGGTTGTGCGGCGCAGGCCAGGGTTGGCGTTACGCTTCGTCTGGCTTGCCGCTTGTTTTCTTGGGTTTTGGTTCGGCCCACGTCAAAGTGGCGCCGTATTCCCCGTGTGCCTCGACGCGGATTAGCTTCCGGTAGTCGGGCGTCCTGCCTCCTCGGTCGGCTTCGCCGAGCCGTTCGGCAGCGATCTGGTGGACCTGCTCCAGGCGGTCCTCGTCGATGACCTGCTGTCCTGCCGCTTCGGGCGGCAGCGGCTGCACGTCGCAGTCGCAGCCCGGATGGATCGGCAGCAGATCTTCCTTGTAATAGCGCTGCGTCGATGCGACGACGCAGAGGCCGCAGTTCTCGCGGCCCGTGAGCACACGCCGGTAGTAGGAACCTGCGTCCGGGTACGCGCTCATCACCTGGCGTGATGCGCGGACCTTCGCGAGCTGTGCGTCGCCGCCGATCAGCTGAGTCAGCCTGAGTCGCCCCTCAGAGACCGCCTGCTCGACAGGCTTCCCATCCGACAGCGCCTTGTAGACGTCGACCGCCGGACGGCGGTACACCGTCCGAGGATCGACACCGCGAGCGCCGAGAATGTCCGCTTTATCGAGTGGTGGGACGACGAGTTTCCAGCCGAGCTCGTATGCGCAGCGTGCGAGGTAGGCTCGGGTCAGGTCCGCGATGCGGAGCTGACCGGCGGTGACCCGTGGGACGAGTGCGTCGATCATGTCCTCAACGGCGCTTGCACGGTAGTTCGGCATCGCGTCCCAGTAGGCCTCGCCGAACTTCGTGATCTGTGTGCGCACAGCGTGGACCTGGGCACTGTAGACGCTCGTGAGGTCGTCCAGGCCCGTCATGCTCACTTCTCCTCAAGGTCTTTCAAGTCAGACGGATCCCACCCGTGACCGGAGGCTGCGCCTCATCGGTCGGCTGGGGGTTGTCCTGCAGCGCGAACGCGAGAGCCAACTGCTCTTCTGCGCGGCGCTGCTTGTCCTTCGCTATCTGTTCCGGCGAGTACCCGAGGATATTCCGCTGGATCGTCTCCAGCGCCTCGCCCGCGTTGCGGGCCTGCACGGCGGCGGCGTACTTCTCCGTGAGGGAGACCGCGTGCGGAGGAACGAATAGCACCTCGACGGTTTCTGTCTCGCCAAGGGTGATGCCCTCTACCGCGAGCGCGCGCACCATGAGGTAGGCCAGTGCCAGCTTGAAACGCTCGATCCGGTCCTCAGCCTTGGACAGGAGCGCCTTCTGAGGCTGCTCGGCGCCCGAGGCTGACTGGTTCGCCGAGTCTGGCAGCATGATCGACAGCGGGGTCGATGTCTCGACCGCGAGCTCGCGCCAATCATCCTTGGTCGCGGCGAGAATTTCGCTTATCTGGGTTTGCGAGGACTCCCAGATCTCCACACCCGGGGGCAGCTCCCAGAGGGCGGCGGGCGACGGCTCGAACACCTTCTGGTAGTCGATCTCGTTGCCGGCCTCGTCCTCAGCGGGCAACCCTGCCGACCCTTCGGCGCTCTTGAGCGCGCGCTGGCGAAACGCCTGCATGCTGATGACGATGAGCCGCTGGAGCGTCTGCCAGTTAATTCGGTCGATCAGGTCGAGAACGTTCTCGAACTCTCCCTCGCCGAAGCGGTTCTCCAGAACGACGACGGGCGGTGCGCCCTCGAACGACTGCTCGCCGCCCTCGTCCTGCCGCCAACCGGACGAGACAGTCGAGATCAGGGCCTTCGAGTCACTGTAGGCAGAGCGGGAGAACGCTGTGCGCTTCCCTTGCGTCCACATCACCAGATGATCGACGCCCGCTGCGGAGTCTCGCCAGACCTTCACCGCCGCGAGCGCACGCCAGGGACGGACCGGATCCGGCTCCACATACATGTGCTCGGGGCGTTCATAGGTCACGCAAGCGTGCCCGTCCTCGTCTTGGGTAACGAGGAGGTAGCCACGCCCGAGCGTCGCTGCGTCCCAGATCGCGTCGGAGAACGCGATCTTGAGTCGGTTGTCTCGCCAGATCCTGGCTGCTGCCAGCGCCGCCGGCGTCTTGTCGCTCGCGCCGACGGTCACGCCGTTCGGGATGAGGCGGTCAACGAGCGCGGCGACGACGAGCTTTCCGGGGCTCGTGCGCGCGCGACGCTGGAACTTGATCCAAGCCTTCGCCAGGTTCGGCCCCATCTCCGGTAGGGGACTGGTGCCGTTGGTGTAGGAGCGCAGCAGGTCTGTCCTGGTGCGCGCTTTGTCCATGCGTGCGGTGAGGTAGGAGAGCCACTCCTCGGGGGTCTTGGTCATGAGGTGGGGCCTCCTTCCCCAGTGCGTTTGTTAGTAGAGTCGTCGCGGAGCGCGGCGTGCCGTCGGCCTGGCCGCGCCCTTACCAACCGCGTCGAGGCCAGCCTTATACGCGAACATCGCACCCCAGGCCGCGTCGAT